TGTGATTGGTGGAGACGTTTCTGAAGGTGTTGGTATAGATGCATCTGTATTGCAAGTTTTGGATGTGACAAATCCAAAGCAAATCATTCAAGTTGCGGAATATTGGACAAATAAAAAAGGACCATCGGAATTTACCAATGAAGTGGTAGATGTTTGTGGAAATTGGGGAAATCCTCTATTATTAATTGAGCGTAATAACCAAGGAACAGGTGTTTGTGATACTCTGGCAAACACTCACATGTATCAAAATCTGGTATCTTGGGGTGCAAAAGAAGCTCATAAGAACAAACAAAATGGTATGATTTCCCATATCAACACCAAATACAAAGCGGTGGAGAACCAAAGATATTTCGTCAATGAAGCACAATCAGTAACATTCCGTAATATAGATACCCTGAAAGAATTTAAAAATTTTGTGCGATACCCCAATGGATCTTGGAAAGCAAAAAGTGGGGAACACGATGATAGAGTTATGGCATTTGTGTGGGCATTGATGGCTCTTTATAAAGATATCACAGAATTGTATTTTGAAATTGACGAATATGATGATTGTGACAAACCATTGGTGATCAAACCCATTGATCAAGGACTATTCAAATACAAATCATCCACATCCATATACACCAACGAAGAAGTTGCTAAAATTGAACATTCCAACTTAGCACCAATGCTTTTTGGCGGGGAAGGTTCCATGGCAGCTAGTGATATGGCAGATTTAGAAGCACAGGGATGGTTCTTACCTGAAGGTTCCATAAATTCAAATCCTGATAGGAATATTTCTTATGAGCAATGGGATGCTATGAATAAGTATTTTGGTTGATTTTTCATTGGTGGGTGTTAAAATTATTCGATGAATAAATTAAAATTAGTAAGATTTGACTTTTCTGATTTACCTAAAAAATATCATAGCGAATATCCATTTTCGAAACATCAGACATTTGTAATGCTTGGAGAAATTGATCAAATGGATGGGCATTGTGTGGTAGCTGATATCAAGACTGGTCAGATTTATTCTTGTTATCATACCGAAAATTTTGTGGAATTGTCAGAAGATGAAGTATGAAATCATATCCTAAATATATCACCGAATTAAAAGATGATGAAGTCTTTGTATTCACTAGCAACGAACAAGGTTTTCATGGCGCGGGGAGCGCAGGATACGCATCTTTTGGACAATCTGGTAATGTATGGAGAAATTACGACTACCATCTAAAGATAAATGGGTGGCTGGGTAAATGGAATAAAAAAGGTTGTTCCGAAGGGATTCAAGAGGGTAGGGTGGGGAAATCTTACGCCATTCCAACAGTAACAAAAGCTGGTGCTAAAAGATCAATTCCGAAAAAGAAAATAGAAGAAAATATCAAAAAATTCTATAAATTCGCTGAAAACAACCCTCAATGGAAGTTCTACGTTGCGCAAGACGCTGAAAAAGGATATAATGGCTACGAAGTTGATGAAATGGTTAAAATATGGTCAGTGGAGCATCCTCCCGATAATGTTTATTTCTATGAACCATTTTATATCTTATTGAAAGAGTGCTTCCCATTAAGTATTCTTGATAAGTAATACGGAAGTGAAGCAGAGTTGGTTTAAAATTTTTGCCTTTTTTTATTAAGTATATATATGGATACTAAAAAATGTAATAAGTGTGGTGAATACAAAGAATTGGAATGCTTCAGTATAAAAAGACGTAATAAAGATGGGTTGGATGGGTGGTGTAGAAAATGTATGGCAGAAGCTCAAAAACAACGATACATTAAAAATCCTGAATATTTTAAAAAATATAGTAAAAAGTGGAGAGATGAAAACAAAACACAACACCGCACAAATGCTAAAAATTGGGCGATGAAAAATGCTGAAAGAGTTGCTGAAAATAAACGGAGGAATGTCGAAGAAAATGCTGATAGATATGCTCAGTATTATAAAGATTATGATGTAAATCGTAGAGAAGTCAAAATAGAATATAATAAAAAGTATTATAATAGTAATAAAGAAATTTATTTTAGATCAAATGCTAGAAGACGCGCAATTAAGAAAGACCAAATGCACCCTGATCATGATTTGATCATAGAAAAGAATCTTTACGATATTGCAAATGAGTTGTGTGAAAAATACGGGGTCAAATATCATGTTGATCATATTTGGCCATTGGCTAAGGGTGGACCACATCATCACGACAATTTACAAGTTATAACAGGTGATATAAATCAAGAAAAGAACGATAGTGTTCTTTTTAAACATCCCGATATAAAAACATGGTGTGATTTACCAGATCATATTTTAAAGTGGGTTAAAGATAATAAAAATGAAAAATTTGAAAAGTCTGTAAAACAAGTCATAAAAAGAAAAAAGCACAGCGATGATGAAATACAACGAATTGTTAATATTTGATCATATATTTGGTAAGTATCAACATGGCATCACCGTTACCAGTAGTCCAAAGTTTCCTGAATCGCAGCAGAAAAGACAAATTTCTTCTCGTTTTCGATTTGCCCCCAATTCTCAAGAAAATCCAATCGAATTACACGAGAAATAATGACACGATCATTCCTGATAGTGTGCAATTCAGCATCTATGGGACAATGGTTCCAGGTCTGACAATCAAAGCGATTGCGACTAGATATGCTGGTGATACTCTTTATGTGTCATCTCACTCCAAAGATCCATATCCTCCTGTAAATGTTAAATTTAAGGTGGATTCTGGTTATAATAATTATTGGGCGATTTATCAATGGTTGAATCTGCAACATGATCAAGAAACAGGTCAATTTAATGCAAAGGGGATTGTAGTTGATGGTAATTTCTCTGATTATCAAACAGATATAACGATGTATGGTTTGGATGAATATGATAATAAAGTAATCCAATTTAAATATACGAAAGCCTTTGTAACATCAATCGACGAATTGGCATTCTCTCAGAACGAGACGGGTGAAATGGAGATTGAAAGTGGTTTCACATTTGTTTTCTCACAAATGCACATCAATTTGCTAGGATGTGATAGATATAATCAGACTCTTTCTTAAATAGGAAATTTTTGTTCGGTATTTGCTAAATAATTATATGCAACGAACAATTAACAGCCCAGGAGTAGAAATCTTCGAAAGAGATTTAAGTCTCATCGCACCAACAAATGTTGGTACTAACGTTTTCGTGACTGGTTTCACCTCACAAGGACCATCGGATGAAGTGATCAAAATCACTACTAGAGACGAATTGGACTCGATTTACGGCACACCAACGAATAGTGCTGAAAGATATTTTTATTATACTGTAAGAGAACTTTTGAATTCTCCTGCCAATATCTACACTTTCCGCATTCCGTATGGTAGTGGTTCTGGTGATGGATTTGGAACGCAATATTCTGCTCTTATTTATCCAGTTATCGCCGCTGCTCCCAACGATGTTACCACAACGACAAACCTCAATCTTTCCGCTGGAACATATTTCCTTGGTTCACCTATTAAGGTGACTCTTACGGAATCGGAATTTGCACAAGCCATGGAAGGAACCCTCTTTAATTGGAGTTCTACCGCATCAAGTCTCTCCGACTATAGCACTAAAGCAAGGGCTTTAACTGCAATGGGAGGTGCTGGTGTCATTGTCTTTGATAAATCCCAAACCACAATCAATGGTCAATTTGAAGGTTATTATGTTGGTATTGCGGATAATATAAATCTCAACCCTGCTTCGAATTTCGACGCAATTACCCGCGCTTATACCACAAGCCTTACTGCTGGTGTGATGTCGAGTTACACTCAGATTCCAAATGGCACTCTGCAATTCAATCTGTCTTCTACTGCAACAGGAGCTTCGAATAGCATCTCTCAAATCATGGAGAATCTTACAGATTACAACATCGATGGTAGAGAAGATGATGACCTCTTAAATCTGGGAGTCTTTAAACTCCGTAAAAGTATCTATGCCACAGAATCTTTCAAATTGGATTTCGTGTTGGATGACAGAATTGTTGGTTCGATTGATACATTCCGCACTCAACTCAATCCTACAGGTGGTCCATCCGTCCCATTCTTCTTGGAAAGTCAAGATACCAATTCCCGCAATGTGGAAATCATGGTCAATCCATACATCTCCAACAAGTTCACCCAATCTTCGCTGGATACCTCTGGTAATCCGATTAAGAAAATCCGTGTGGTAACTGAGAGCTTGCTTGCCACTAATTACAATAGCATCTCCGCTGCCCTTGGAACTACTCAACAAATCCTTTCGACTCTTAACTCTTCCGTGGGAATCGCAAATGCTCTATATCCTCTTGGTGCATACAGCCCGACAGTGATTACTCAAAAAACCCTTGGAAGCATTCCAAGTAAAATCAATCGTGCTTTGGAAAGTGTTAAAAATGATGAAATCTATGACATCGATGTTGTCGTGGAAGGTGGTCTTGGAACAGTATTCACAATGGCATCTGCCGCTGGAACAAACTATTACGACGATACACTATACAATACCCCATTAAAAACGAAAGTTGATTCTCTTAGAACATCACAAGATATTTCCAATGATACAGTTGCTACTGATATTCGTGGAAGTTACAGTGCAGTGTTCAATCAATTTGAGAATTTCTGCAACCTCCCATCCAATACTGGTGGTCGTGGTGATTGTATCTTCATTGCTGATCCAATCCGTCACATTCTTGTGACTGGAAGAAACAGCAAAATTCTTGCTGATAAGACTAAGAATTTCCAATTGGACGTTTATTGGGCAATGAGACACCAATTTGAATTGGAGAATACCTCGTATGCAGCTACCTATGGTAACTGGGTACAAGCTTATGATGATTTCACTGGTGAGAAAGTTTGGATTCCATTCTCTGGTTATCAAGCTGCTATCATGGCTCGTAGCGATGCTGCTGAATTCCCATGGTCTGCTC